GGGCCGAAGAGACGGAAATAGACGCCGTCGCGTGACTTGATGAGGAAGGTGTTCTCGTCGAGGGGAAGCTCCTCCTCGGTGAGGAACTGGAAAATGCTATTAAGGTCTTTACGCAGAGCCTTAGGAAGGTTGGCGTTGGGGAGCGAGGTGTACTCTGAGGTGTATTCCCGGCCACTGAGCGGAGCGAGCTGAGGAGCGTTGGTGCTCAAGTCGATGGTAGTAACGGAAAATGTAGCTGTGGTCATGTGTTTCTCTCTTGGGTTGGAGTCTCTTTGGAGCTAAAGATTTCTCTTTGTCTCTCTTACTATTATACCACAAACGGGTCCAAATCGGCTGGTGTGGTATGTCAGTCTTTAAACTGGTTTAGGCCAACTAGGTAGGTCTGGGCCTTAAGCCTGATGGAGTAGAACTGGCCGGAAAATGGGTTGAGCGGGCAGAGCGGAGGTACGTAGAGAAGCAGGACGTTTCCCCACCACACCTGGCGCTCGAAAGGGCACTTTGAGGGGATGGACTCTACCCATCTACTGGCCAGGTCCTCCGTCCATTCCCGCGGCTCCAGCCACGGCGCGGAGAAGGACGGAAGCAGGTCCACCATCCTCCCCCACCAACGCGGCGCTCTAGCCCTCTTGCCGGCGGCGGATCTAGATGAGCTGAGCATGCGAATCAGATCTTAGCGATCACTATCATACCATGAGCGGCGTGCTCGTTTACGGTATTACTACCAGTTTGCTGGTAGAGATAGTAGATGTTGTGGAGTCCGGCGGGTAGCGAACGGGCCCACTGAGAACCTACAGTCTGGTTGTCTTCTTGCGTCTCTCCGTAGAAAGCATCTGAGGGAGGTGTAGATGTCGTATCAATACCCGGAGCAAGGTAAACGGTTGATCCGTTGCCACCATTATTACTATAGATGTCTAGGAAAGCCGTAATGAGCGTGTTGCTTGCTTGAACTAAACTGACTCTAGGGGCAGTAGCATAACCAGCCGGGGTCCCCCATCCGCTTGTAGGAGAGTTCCAGGAATTTGCAAAGAAGTAAACTGCGCGAGCGTCGTAGATATTGTACAGGTTTGCTAGGTACAGTTTTGGGAAACTTGCGGATTGGGCCACCCCAATCAACCCACCAAGATCGATGGCTGAGTTGCCTGCTGTTGTAGTACGGACTATACCAACAAATCTCTTAGTCTTGTCACCATTCTTGCACTGGATGCCATCGTGAAGTGTCCTTGCCGGAGCCACTGGAGTCTGACCAGAAACCGCCCACTGAACATACTCCACTGAGAGCACCGGAGCGTTTATTGTTCCGCTATTGTGCAGGTAGATGTCGTACTGGGTGTCGGCGGATAGCGGCGTTCCGCCACTCAACCCGGCAGTTGTCAGGTATAGTGTCTGAACACCATCAAATTTTAGAATGTACCACCGGCTCTTGCCGGGAGTGGCTATATCATTGTTATATAGAGCGATCTCGTTTCCGTTATATGGGTGAACGTAAAGCCTATCACCACTCTGATTACTGTCGGGCACTGCCGAAGTTGCGCTGAGACTCAGTCTCAAGTTGGCCACTCCCTTGATGGAGTCTCCTAACGCCTTGATGAGAGTCGCTGGGGTAACAGCAAGGTCGTTGCGCTCGAAGTCCTTTACCTCGGCCTCAGTGGCGATCTCGATAATCCCCTTCTGGTCCGTAGAGGCCTCCTTCGCCGAGACCAGGAACTGGGTAACGTTATCAGCGACGGAATTAGGATCGCCGCCGGGCAACTCAATAGACGCTGTTGTTACCTCGATCCCAGTGCCCGCGGAGATGGTATTGTCGAATCTGGCGTTAAGCTCCTTGGCTAGTCCGGCTGCCGTTACAACAGCTTTTTCCGATACTCCCTGACTTCCGCTTCCTAACGCTCCTCTGATAACCGAATCGTCGGCCAATTGGACCAAACCCGCCTTAGCGGTCGAAGCGTAGACCTCGGGCAGTGGATTCTGACTTGCTGTAATTGGCCCAGTTGTAGTGTTGAATGACGTACTGGAGTCGAAATAGATGTTAGTGTCGTTTCCGAAATACATCCCGGCGCCGTCGTTTAGAGCCAGGCTGGACTTAACAACTACGCTATTGAAGATCTGGTTTGTTACAGAGCCGGGTTCGTTATCCGCCTCGAGTGGGATAGCGAACTGCTCACCGGTTCTCAGATCGAACACTGTAGTACCGATGTAGAAACTGCCCTCCTCATTCATACCGGTGGCGTATACCTTACCACCACGTTCCTCCACGATGATCTTGCCGAGAGCGAAGTCCTGTTCTAGTGGTTCTCCCTGGAAAGTCGGGAAGGCGGTGTCGTAGTTAAGGTACCCGGTCCACTCCCATGTATGGCCGGAGGCACGGATGATGGATGGTCTGCGCAGGCCAATTAGGATACCCGTAGTGGCGGATGTAGACCGAACTTTAAGCTGAATGGGGTTGACGGAAGGCTCAATGCCCTGGCTCAGAGACACCCCAGGACGAGCTGCCATGGCAACAAGCGCTTCTTTTGTGATAGAGTTGGAGGGGTCGGCTGTCACCTCGGGCTCGTCAGAGTCTATTGCTGGATATAAACCTCCGCTAGCTACTTTACGAGCCTGGGACCCTTGAGTGAGATAGGCTACAAACTTACCTGCCTCATTCCCCCTATTTGCCGCCACTCTCTTTTTGTAAGTAACGGGATCGAAGACCTCGTCGTAGTCTCTGATCTGCGATATTGTAAGTGGATCGTCCTGAAGTACTGAACTTCCATTCAGAGGATAGCCAGTCACACCGAGCTGCTTCTCCAGAATGTAGAAGTTCTGCGGCCTTCTCATCCCGATATCCTTGGAGAATCCTTCGAGCACGATTCTATACACGCGGTCGTCAGACTTTCTTCGGTCTATTCCGCGAATTGTGGTCAGAGATGCGCGCTGGAACATAAAGTCCAGAGTCTTGTAGAAGACTTGGCTTCCGGTGGGTTGGGACAGAATCTTATAGCGGAACGCGTAATCGATTTTCTTGAGAAGGTACCCGTCGCCATCAGTATCTACGATCTCCTCTACTACGTTGGAGGTCTTTAGATTCACGAACCAGCTTGATTGCTGAGCGTCCCACACGAAGATTTTGGAAGTCTCGTCAAGGTACTCGAATCCGGGTGACGCGGTCGATGTAACAACCTGTATATCCCCAGTGTACAGGATGGAGTCTCCGTTCTCGTTGAATCCTTTGATAAATAGTCGCTTTCTATTTATCCTAGAAGTTCCGCCAGATAGTTCGTAAGTGCCGTCAGATTTCTTTCTCGTGAACGAGAATTGACCAAATCCCATCCTCGACGCGGAAGGAACGTAAGTACTGGCCGTGAAAGGAACGGTTAGGCTGGAGTTAGAAAGGTAGATTCTTACTATGCTTGGTGGTGTAGCATTTGGAGAGTTGGCCACGTACCAGCTCAAAGTCCTGGCGTAGTCTAGCACCAGTCCGGTATTGATCTCTGTGTCCACCAGAGTAGGATTTGCCCCCGGAGCCGAAGAAGTGTAAGATAGCGGCTTCGGCGGGATAATCTCAACAATCTTGGTGCCGGGGTAGGAATCCGCGGGAACGCCCTCGTCCTGGCTAAAGGACCTCGTCTTGTACCCCACCGAGTGCAGTGAGATATCTCCGAAGTCAGAGCAGGAGTTGGTGATTGATAGATCAGCTCCGCTCTCTGACACAAAGTGCTCAGCATTGCCAATCACAAAGCAACTAACGATCTGGATCGTGGCGTTATTGCTTCCTTTGAAACCAAAGTGACGGTACTTGAAGGGATCTGGAGGGCAGGGACGGTACTGCTTTCCGTCGCCCACATTCTTGTTGGTTGGGGGATCTAAGTAATAGGAACTATCATTGAAGCATGTAGGGTCGGTCTGTAACGATACCTGGGTGAAGTTCGCGGTTACCATGGACTTGAATCCGGCAACTAGAGATCCGTCAGCGTGGAGGCCGTTGAGGCCGAAGATAGATCTTACAGAGCAGTTAAAGATATACGGAGACGAAGACCGAGTAGAGTTGATATCTGGCAGATCAAAAGCTCTCTGATCGCTTGATCCTTGGTTCTTGATGCGAGTAGCGCCTGGATAGGCCACGGCGGAATTCGTACGAGAGTCGCCCAGCGGAACACCGGTCTGGTTCTCCTCAGCGTCTGTCTGTCTCAGGTTCTTAGAGTCGTAGATAGGCGCTACGATGGTGGTCTCGGCGGGGATGGCTTCGAGACCCTCAGAACCCCACGCGTCATACTGGCCAAAAAGGCTATTCAGCTTGGAGTAGTACGAGGCTTCTACGGAACTACCGGCGATCTCCGACTGAGAAGCAAAAGTTACCGAGGTTACGGTGTTATGGCTTCTGTGGATCTGGGGGTTGTCAGTAAAAGTGATGAGAGAGATGTAACTACCACCAGTCACCTTAAATATGGAGGATTTCTGCCGCTGTGCTTCCTCCTGCACCGGATTAAGTTCCGGCACGTACATCGGTCTCACACGGACTTTACGTAGATCCACGCCGTTGATCGAGATACCCCGCGGTACGATAAGTCCGCCGCCGGTTGGGTTGAGAAGCGAGAGGTTGTCGTAGAAAAGATCGTCGTTCTCCGAGAAGCTTCCTCTAACGTACTCGAGAGTCACCTTCCATATAGAGGAGTTAAGGCTCTCTTTTTCTATCTTAGCGATATTACCAACGCCTCCACCATTGGAGTACAGGATACGGCCAAGGTTAAGAGCGAGAGGTGGCTGAGCTGATGAAGGACTTAGCGAATCGACCTGGATGGTGATAGCGCGGTCTAGTTTCTCCACGGCCATGATCTTAAAGCCGGTGGGAGTACGCTGTACAAGCCCACCACTCGCTGTAAGACCTGGAACGCTTCCCGTGCCAGGAGCGTTGTCAACGTAATAGTCTCCTGGAGAAAGCTCGATGACCACTCTGTCGTAGCGGTCGTTATAAGTGCCGGCTCTACGGCTCTCTCTAACGGCCTCGATCAGAGCTCTCTCGATAGAACGGAAGGGTTTTGTCTGTGCAAAACCGCTATTCTCGATGGAGTCGTCGCCAGTAGCTGGGTCGACATAGATGATATTTTTTACTTGGGGGTCAATCGTGGCCCCGACTTTATCACACCTGGGAGCATCCTGGACTTTGATCAGTCCGCCCTGGCCGTCCGCGTACACGGCCACTGAGGGGTAGAATTCCTTATAGCACTTGGAGGATGATGCCTCGTAGCGGTAGTCTCCCTCGGGAAGGTTGGGGTAGATCGCCGGCACAGGCTGCCCGTCGGGGCACTCGGAAGCCAGTCTCTGGCCGATAAACTCACGACCACCGCAACTCAGGAAGGTGCCGAGGACCGGGGCGCAGTCACCACCGGGAGTCTCCTCGAACTTCCACTCAAAAGTAGCAGCGTGGTAAAACAGCTCGATATGAGCGTCTCTGATATTGATAATCCAGTCGTCAACGGAGTTGGCGATCTTGGTGTCTCCGCCAGGTCTGATAACGATAGGAAAGCGGTCAAAGGTCCCCGAGATGTCAACAATGGCAATCCGGTCGGAGTCTGTTGGAGCCGAAGGAAGCGAGACGATTAGTGAACCATTGGAGGTGTCGGCTATGACCCTCTCCCAGCTCTTTGCAACGTACGAGTCGCTTTTGATCTCCGTATTGCGTAAAGTGCGCGGGTAGGTGTTTAGGTTGCCGATGTATAGGCCGGGTCTCAGGTCAACGTAACCCGCTCCTACAACGTTACCGTCACCATCGGTATCTAGTGATGTGCCATCCGCGCTTAGCACGAGTTTGGCAAGGGGTACGTGAGGTTGTGATACGGAAGGTAACGAGGGACCGATAGAGAGTTCTACCGCCACATTGGCGGCAATGTCAGCCTTAGCGCTCTGCTCGTCAATAAAAATATAGTTTGTCTCAGCCGTGCCAAGCAGTTGCACAAACTGGATGCCCCAGGAGACCGGTTGACCGTCGCTCAGTACAATGCTACCTGCCTCCACCCAGACACCATATACTCCGCTTCCGCTGCTAGTCTCAGCAAGTGCTGGAGGGCCCCATACTTTTGCTCCCGTGGTCGGGTTGTAAGAGTTTAGGACAATGCCGTCATGGGCAAGGCGACCAAGAGCTGACTCATTGTCCTCGCGGGGATCCGCAATCTCCCAGTCCTTGAGACTGTCGCGTTGGCCGATCTTCCAGCCATTATGCTCGCCGTTTGTCGGCTCGGCGTAGTAGTCGGAACGTGAAGTAGTAGCCGAAAAGCTGGAGCCTTTCTGCGTTTCGTTAAGATATTCTTCGGTTACGATTGATCCGTTTTGGAACTGAATCTTGTCTAGCATGATGAGAAGCTTTATGTCTCGGAAGTTGAACTAACCCAGAGTAGTCTTCCTACCCACTCTGCGCTTGGGCCAAAAGAGCTCAATTCTATAAGGATCTTTCTTCCTTGGGCTTTGTAGAAATCAATAGGATTATCAGCTTGAAAGTTCAGCTGATCCGAATCTCCTCCCCAGGTCACTACGGAAGTACCAAACTTCCAACTAGCGTCAACTCCCCAGTTTACGGGGTAGTCAAAGTATGTCTGAAAGTTCTGCAGTGGAGTCTGCGTAAACCTGAGAAAGATCCGTTGTTCTCTGTAGAAACCCGGGAGAATATCCAGAGGATTCGTGTTTGCAATGGGCAGGTTGTCTGCTGAGGTAACGTCAACATCCAGATAGTTTGATGTTAGCAGCGATCCCATCGGTGAGTTTTTTACCGCTCCACCAAGCTCGATGGGAGTTCCAATCGAGTCTCCAGACCATATTCTGCCATCCGCAACGTTAACGCAGATCTCGCCTTCGTCAAGGTCGCCAATAAATGGCTCCTCTCCAGGTAAAGACGTTGTAATCTGCTGGTGCGTTGCTTCCGCCATTGACAACGAGTAGTGTGTCTGATAACCTTTAACCTACCTTTTGCGGTTTAAATTATAAATAGAGAAGGGCATCCGAGCTTTGAAGACAGGATACGTCACCGACGACTTTAGCACTCTAGGAGGGCTCGCTGCGGTCTCTTACGGGGATCCGGAGTACTTCAGAGAGGTGCAGAACCAGATTTACTCGCAGTCTCCTACTAAGTTCTTAAATACACAGAGGCCTTCGGATATTTTTGAGAGCTTCTTTGGCACTAAAGAATACTTCATGGGGATCGTGCTTGATGCTCTAGAGACTCAGTACTCAGACAATATCGATTTTACTAACTACATCGATATAAATCTCGGAGCGGACTGGAGGAAGGAGGTCATCTCACGCCTTAGGAGAAGCTTTTTCGAGACGCTCGATTCTGTGGAGAAGTACGGGTTATCATTGTCGGACTACGTTGGTCTGGCGGTGAGAAACAGTTTGCCCAATCTTACCGATTCAGACGCAATCACAGCGGCGGTCACGTCCAGAGTTTTTGAGGAGCCTAAAGTCGGAACCGACGCCCGTCTCATAGCCCGGGCGGTTTCCAATAACCCACAGAACAAGATATCTGTTCCTCCCTCCGGTGCTAGAATAGATCTAGAGAGTTCGGTGGATTTAGGATCTGACTATAGAGGCGTGCAGTTTGCCAGCGGATACATCTCTCCGAGAGACTACTGGAATAACGTAGCGTTTCCTGGGCTTACAAATTCATCCGTGCCAACAGATCTTCTAGATTCTGTCAACAGCGGTTACGTAGGGTACCTTTCCTCCACCCCACTTGAAGCGCTTTATAATCCTATAGGAGCCCTAACCGTCTCTGAGGGTGCTGGTTCTGTTCCAGCCTCGTCGATATTAAGTCAGTTTCCTGACAACTTACAAGCTGACAGGGACGTATACGCTATCTCGCTGATGGGAGAGAAGTTCAACGGTTTCACAACGTTCGATCCAGCAACAATGTCCAATGGGGATCTGATAGACATCTCGCTAGTACCTACTTTCGAGGAGGACAATAAGGACTCTCAGGGAGGACTTAATCCAGCAGCCCGTAACTTTACCACCGCTTTCTAATGGCTAACATCTACGGTCCGATACTACCACTGCAGCTCGACAGTCGCAACACGGAGGCGTTGGTCAGAGCGCTACAGACTAGGATTTTTCTAGAGTCTGGTGGTGAGCTTAATGACTTCACTCCAGCCTCGCCGCTATCCGCAATAACCGAAGGCCAAGCATTTGCCCAAGCTGAACTTTTGTACTACCTGAATAACCTCCCTGAGGCATTTAGTCTTCAGTGGCTAAGGCAGTTGGGCGTGCAGAGAAAGATAGGAAGTAGAGCTCTTGCTGATGTTACTTTTTACAAAGTTCCCGGATACCAAAGAGTTTTGATAATTCCCAAAGGCACAAAGCTCATCGCCAATGGCAGCCAGGTGTTTGTTACTCTGTCCGAGGTAAAAATCCTAGAGGACGAATTTTCGGCTACTGTATCATGTCAGTCCGAGAGGTGGGGCAGTTCGTACAACGTCAGTGAAGGCGAGATTAATAAAATCGAGAGGAATTTTGCCGGGCTGGAATTCCTTAGAAACGAGCAGTCAGCGGTTGGAGGCACGGATACAGAGTCCGTCTCAGGAATGAAGAGCAGGGCTTTTGAAGTTCTTAGCAGAAGAAACCTAACAACCGGCCCAGATTTTGAGAATGAAGTGCGAAGCCTGGTCCCTGAAAGTAGCATTGTAAAAGTGCTAACCTACGAGGAGAGGTTTGGTCTAAACGAGTTACTTTCCGGAAACGTGGTTATCTGCGTAGGAGACGAGAACGGTAATGAGCTTAGCTCGTCCAATCTATCGTACCTTATAGACTCCATGAGACCTAGGGTGACTTTAGGCACTAATATATCCTTTATCTCTCCGGAAGTAATTCCAGTGGATCTTGTCGTAGATGTTCTTTACGATCCGAACGCCATAGGCACAGGAGCTGATTTTCTTGCTTCGCAAGTACTCGAAGCGATGAGAAATTACATCGATCCGCGCTCCCTTGCTTTGGGCACCGACCTCGAGTACCAGGAGTTGGTCAAGCTTCTCTACGACTTTGACTTTGTTAAGTCTGTGAACAATGCAACCGCCCGTATCATGGTAAAAGACTCCTCCTCTATCGAGGGATTCTGCGCGGGATTCTCCGGAGAGGAAACAAGCACGGGGTGCGATTACTCCTACCTAGGATCAGTAAACTCGGACAACCAAACCCAGAAAGCTTTCTCGCCGATTGTCTCCTACAAGTTGTACAGAGCCCAGATCGCATTCACCTCCGTCAATGACTTCTCTCCGTTAACATTCTACTACGAGAGCCTATACACGCTATGAATACTTCGGCATGGAATAGTCTGGGGGGCAAGAGCCGTAATCCCGCGCTTCTACCCGCTCACATAACCGTAGAGTTTGATAGGACGAAAAAGAACCGCATCTTTGCCCACAAGTTAGGGTCCGTGGACTTCTCAGCTCGTAGAGACGTGAATGCGGATAGGCAGACCGTTATAGACGAAGAGATAGGCAACATCGGAATCAACGGGTTTAAGTACAAGAATATTGGCCACGTCTACTCGGGTAGTGCGGTGTCCTCCTCTCTAGTAAGCGGAGGAAGCACCTACCCAATCTACTCCCATGGTCTGCCGCTTGGAGGCACAGAGCACGCTGGGATGGAGAGTTGCTCAAGGTACGGGTTGAAGTGCCAAGCGGGTGCCGGCACCGACTCCCTATGCGATCCTGGTAGGTGCGTTATCGGTACTTTAGAGCGGGTCAATGAGGGTAAGTGGAAGTACACGTCAAAAAACACCTACGGCGCTTCTTCAGTTCCAGTGATATATTACCTTCCGGCTGAGAGATCGGTTATTCTGAAGACGGTGCTTAGGGGATACTATACAACTTACTCCGGTGCGGGTGCGCCGCTGAGAGTTTCCGTAAATAAGCCAGCAAGCGCGTCTACAAAAATCTACTTACCTCCCAAATTCTACTACTCCGAGGATTTTATAGATACCGCGATAGTGACCACGGACGAGAGGCTGAGAGACGTTGCTAGAAAGCCAACCACCACTACCGTAGGCCTTTCCAACAGGAAGGCGAGGTTCGTGCAAAACATTATCATTTCGGCGTATCCTGGGACCTCTGAAGGTTATCTGAATGACAGACTTCACGTTACTGCCACTGAAGAGATAAAAAATGCTCTTCTGGCGAGCTTCTCTGGTCTTGATACAGAGTGGGCCGAAAGATGCGTTGATATAATCAACGAGGAGTTTTCCTACAGGTATGCCAGAATATATGACGGACTGGACTTAATCTCCGCTGTTTATGACAGAGTGAAGGGCCTGTTCGGTAGTATTCTTCAGGTGACTCAGAGTTCCCTACTCGATCCTAGAGTATCGTTTGGTAAAGAATCTATCTCCAGGCCCATATATTCTAGGCTTCCTGGGCTGGCCGAAGGCTACAGATCCGATCCATTTTTCTCGGACGTTGAGACTCCTACGCAGTGGCTGGTTAGCGGAACTGATGAGTTCCTATCTAAGAAAAAAGACTCCATAGCTTCCTTCTACGCGGATTACCTTGACCCGGACACGTGCAACCCGGTTCTTCTCGACTGGTTAGCCCAGCACGTCGGACTCTTTGGGAGCTTTTGGAATGAGTTGTGGGACGATAAGATAAAGAGAGCGCTTATTAAAAACTCCTTTGGTTGGTGGGATAGGGAGCTTAGCGCAGTTATCCCCGCTTTGGGCACGGTTCTCACGGCAAAGGGTGATGCCCTTGAGAAGTTTCCATTTACCCAGCCGGAGTGGTCGTTGGATCCAACGACAACAGCGTGGAGCGGAAGTTCTTTCTCGTGGAGCTCCTTCTCGAGCTGGTCGGGAAATGGCGATAATCTGCTTGGTATAAAGCTAGATGAGATAGAGACGATCTCGGTGGAGAATGGTACTATCGTCTCCGACCAGATATTCAAAGTCAAAACCTACTCCGAAACTACGGACCAAATCTCTCTGTTTTCCACAGACACGGCAAGAGTGGATAAGTCGCTATGGAACGGGCTAATAGAGGCAAAAGGAAGTCTTCTGAGCGTTGCGTTCTTATCGTCCGTGTTCGGGTTAAAAGCGCATAGCCCCGTGGAGTTGCAGATCGTAGATCTAGAGAGGAAGATATTCAGGCCAAAAACGGGGTTGAGAAATGCCGAAATTACCGCGCCAATCCTCCTGCCATACAAGCAAGATGTTATACAGGTGGGGACTGTAAAGGACGCTAGTGTAGGAAACTACACTAATCAGCTTGTTGCTGGAGTCAGTAGGGTTAGCAGCGTAAGCGAA